GAACTATCTTGTTCATAACAGACCACGCAAGAAATACATGGCACAATAGATCGCAAATCCCGAGAACAGGATCAAGGCTAGTGTTGCGGCCAGTTCCAGACTGTCAACATCGCCGTCCATCTTGATCATGTGAGTGACAACAAATGCACCAAATATCACCACAAGTAAAAAGACACCAAACCCCATGCTCATACCAATCCCAGTTCTACGGCACGATTGTAAACTTGCTCACTGGCCAGATTCTTGCCTTTGCTTTCGCACTGTATGTCAAACTTGGACCAAAAACTCAGGGCCCAGTCAGTGACCACTGGGTTCCAATAAAAGTCTGAATGTGCTCTGAGCTTTTGCTTTTTGTAGCCGGACTCTAACAGACTTGCATGATCTGGTGCAGAATCCGTTGGATGATCTACCAGCACATCTTCTCTGCTGACTGAATAATGCATGGCTGGACGCACACCACGCCAGCTATCAACTATGCCCTTAACTCTATCATCGGTGGGCTGTATATATTCACCTGTGCGTATCCAGTGGTGGTGTATGTCAAGAACCAATGCACAGTCTTGGGCAAGTTCGAGACTGCTGTCGACTCCCCATGACATTTCGTCGTTTTCGATTGTGATGCAGTTTCTTGCTTCTGGGGATAAACGTCGGAGGGCATCTTTGATACCGGCGGGACCGCGTTTACCCGAGATGTGGACATTGATCTTGAAGTCTTGAAACGTCCGACCATATCCCATCCATCTGACCATATCTGCATGATATTCAAACTCCTGTATACTTCGTTCTACGATGCCAGGATTTTCACTGGCCAACACACAAAATTGCCCTGGGTGAAAACTAAGACGCACATCTAGTCTGCGTGCTGTTTCACCAATGGGCGAAAAAATCCGTTCCAAATGCGACTGCACGTCCTTTTGTTGCCACCAGTCAATCCAGTCTTTTTCGGTATAGCCCTGCAACATTTCACTGCCCAAACGAACCATTCTGCGATTGGGTGGTAGTGTGGCCACACGCTCGATCAGTTTTACAGCCGCCGCGGCGTTGTGATTCATTATATCCCACTGGCGCTGTTCGGCTTCGGCTGGGTGCTCACGCAACCAACGCATGGTAGTTGAACGCCCGTTAAGGTCCCGATCCACTGCATTGACTTTCATGCCGCCACATTCGGACGGATCATTTAGCCATTTGCAACAGAAACCAATACGCTTGAGTGTAGACATAGGTTAATTATACAACGAAAAACCCGGATCTGTCAACGGCAACGAATAAATACATCGTATAAATAGTTATACAATGAACCATACAAAAAAGGATATCTAATATGGCCCAATCAATCACTCGCTGGAATGTATCAGCCCAAGTACCTCTCAAAAGCCCATGCGAAACGGCATTAACGCCTTATGTTACAGCAGGCGATACAGACGGTATTCCAATTTTGACTTTTGGCCCCGAGAGTGGCATTCCTGTCAACGAATACATTTGCACCAGAACCTGGATCACATCTGAACTTGCTCAAAACTGGCTCGACAACATCGACGGTATTGCTGCAGGAGTAGGTGCAGTGTGTTTGGAAAAAACACTGGTACCTTAAAACTTAAATTTTCAAATCCAGCACGTTGGACAAGCTGTCAGTGGTCAGATTGTCCAACCCATTCCAGTCTTTCATGACCGGTCCTGGGTGATCAATCAAAACCCACTGCTTTTCATTTTGACTCAATATAGCTTGTTTGATCAGTGACCTATAGTTGTGGGCACGATGTTCTGCCAGCCGATCATCGAGTTTGACGGGTTCAGTGAAATCAAATCCCAACAATAAAACTATGTCGGCCTCGGCCGAGGCCAAGTGCATGGCCACGATGTCCTCGTGATTTTCTATGTCATGCACAAATTCACCTTCGTAGATCTTGACTCCAGCAGGACGATCCAAGGTCAGATAATTTGAATTTGGAATATAAAAGTTACACTTGGTCTGGAAATCTCTGGCTACCAGTTCCTGGGCTTTTTTTAGGTCATGACAGATAACATTGTCGGTCTGGCAAGCACGCCAGGTGATCCAGCTGCCCCATAGACTGCCTATGTCTTTGAGTTGTTTGATATCAATCGTGGGATCTAAAACAGTCCTAGTACTGAGTACCCAATTGATTTTCATTCTGCACTTTTGAGAGTCTGCCAGCGGTGGCCGCCTAAACACATCCAGGCAAACACGCGATCTGCTCCAGGGTTGGAATTAAACACCAGATCTCCACGGGTGCCGCTCCAGCCCGGAACCTGAGTGTCATGTGCGATTTTGTGTAGTCCCACACGCAGTTGCTTGATGGTGGTAAGTCCATTGGTATCTATTTCGATTTGACCACCGCGGTTGACCCCCAGCACCAGGCTTTGATCACGATTGGTACCCACATAGGCCTGTTTGGCCTTGTTTTTTCCTATGACCACAGAGACTTCTTCGTCCCATACGCTTAGAGCCATTTCAGGAGTATCGGTATTGACACCCAGGCGTTTGTTGACCACATGTACCGTGTCATACAGTTTGGCCGGTCCTTTGACATTCAGTTCTTTGAGTTGTCCCACAGTGTGCAAACGACTTTCCGTGATGGCCGAATTCAATACCGAACCGCTGATCAGAGGTGAATCTCCTATGTTGATGGTTTCAAAATTTATACCTGCTTCACTGATTTTTTGTTTGACTTGATCTACCAGTCGATCTTGCCACTGCTGATTGATCGAGGCCAGAGTTTTTTGGGTCACAGCATCTGCCAAAAATTGCCAGCTGGGATTGTTGATGTTTATTGTGCCTTTGACTGCTAGATCTCGTATCACTGCCGTGCCTACCACTTCAAGATCTTTGGTGGTCAAATTGTTTTCGATCACGGTAGTGTCATCCATGACTGTGAGCTGACAGCTCGTGGCCTGATCGTCGATGCCGGTGCTGGAAAATTTGGTCAGGATTTCCTGCTTGAATTTGGACATGTTTTCGTCCACACGACTTTGTACCAATGGATTGATATCTATCTTGCTCAGCGTGGACACAGTGCGCTGAGTAATGGTTTGATTGATCATGCGTTCTACACGTTGTGTCCATTCTGGATCTGCACACAACTGATTTACCAGTTTGTTTATATTTTCTTCAACTGCTTGCTCAACCAATCTTTTTATCAGATTAGGATCAACAATTATTGTGTTATCAATCATGACGTCTCCTGGTATCCAAAGTTACGCAATGAAATCCACCGCCCAGGGTCCTGCTGTGACTCAGAGTCAGTGGAATACTATCAATGCCGTGTGATTTTAATACAGTAATTAGCTGAGTTTGGGCCGCATCTAAAATAACAGTTTCTGGGTCCAATACCAGCATGTTCATGCCTATCCATTTGCTTGCATAGGGATATTGGTAAAAATCCTGCGCTACTATCATGTCGTCGGTGACCCAGATCTTTTCCCAATAGTCAAATGCTCGAGGACAGTTGTCTTTGTTGACACGACTGGCATTGAGCATGACCAGGCCTTCGCGCACGGGCACTATGGTTGAGTCAATATGAACTCCCGCATAAAAGTTACACAGTTCAATGTTCACTTGAGGAAATTTTTCGCACAGCCAGTCATAGGCTGCACGATTGCCCGAAGCTGATTCTAGGAACAACCAAGTGTAACCTAGTCTACACACGTTGGCAGCGTCTAAGATCATGCCCGAATCTCTGGGCATGGTCAAAAGTTGTTGAGACTTATCTAATAATCTAGAATAGTTTTGTATTTCTTGATTACGACACGGATACATCATGTTACAGTCTACAACAGTGGTGCCCCAGATCAGCAATCGATCTCTTGGACAATAGTTGTACATGCCTTCGGTTTCAACAAAGTTCATGGGTTGAGGTCTATACACAGTGGCACCGTAACGAATCAACGTTTCTGACAGTGTATCTAATTCTCTATTGGCCTGATCAATGATCGCTTGCGACACTGGACCGGACGGCACTGGAGTTTCGGTCCAGGTTGTTTTTTTGCCTTCTTCGGCAAACACAGGATCTGACGTGGGCCAGTTGGCATGACTAGCAGATCCCACTATGATGGCCTCCAGTGGATCCCATTCATTGCGTGTGTTAATCATCTACGTGCCCGGTTATTTGCAACGTGTATCTTGGAGTCAGTCCTAGATTTGCTGCCATGTGTGGAGTGTCATACTTCCATTCTACCACTGCGCCAGCACGCCAATTCACATAAGCAACATTCATGTATTCAGCGTAGTGTCCCGGTTGCCAGTCTTCCAAAAACACTATAGCACGACGAATGGTATGTTCGCGACTTTGTAGGTTAAAAAGTTCGATGTATTTTTTATATAGATCACTGTGTGTGGGCAACACTGTGCCAGTATTCATGCGATAGTAACTGGTACCTATGTCCTTCCAACCTAGCCCGTCGAATATTTCTAAGAATCTTTGATTCCAGCCGGGCTGGGGGCGGCGCATGTCGCACATGTCACCGGTGAACTTGTCAGCGTAGCCTAGATCTTTCCAATGTTGTAGTTGTTCACTGTCATTGAAAATTTCGTTGTGATAGTCCAAGAATTTGTATTCATCGTTCCAAAATGGAAACAATTGATATTTGTGCAAGTAATAATCTGTCATTTGCTATTCCACGTAAATATCTGCCTATGAGCGTTCCAATAGATAGATTATACCAATATATAGAAAGTATAGCTAACCATGCCTATGGTGATGTAATAATTTATCGCTTTTGGCCGCACGGGTCAAAAAACTTGGAAAATCTCAAGGAACTGCGATCAAACGATTGGGCATCCGCCATGATCAATCCCTGCATAGTGTGCCATGATCAAGAGCCACTGGACTTTGACAGCTACAAAGATCAAGATCTGGCAAGCGTGCATTTGCCATGGATGCACAGCTTGTTGAAAAAGTATGATTGCTATCAACCCAAGCATCTCAAAAGAGCCACTATTTTTGATAAAAATATATTGATACACAGTGAGCAACAATCCAAGCAAGTTAGCCGATATCAACTGGATGGGTTCATTCCTGTATATTATTGGAGCCATGCCATGATTGCCTTGGACTGGTTTAGATTTGCACAGCATGTGGATCAGCAAAAAAATGTGCGTCACAAATTTTTGATCTACAACAGAGCCTGGACCGGAACCAGAGAGTATCGAGTGAAATTTGCTGACCTGCTTCTGGAGCACGACGTCCTGGCCTACTGCGATACCAAGTTCAATTGTGTGGATACCGATTCCGGCCTGCACTACAAAGACTATGAATTTGAAAATCCAGACCTAAGACCCTCCTTGATTCTGGACAACAATTTCCAACCAAACACAGCTTCCAGTCAATATAGTGCAGATTTTGAAATGGCAGATTATGAGTCCACGGACATAGAAATAGTGTTGGAAACCTTGTTTGATGATTCCAGGTTGCACCTCACAGAAAAATCATTGCGACCCATAGCCTGCGGTCAACCTTTCATCCTGGCAGGCACAGCCGGCAGTTTGGAATACTTAAAAAGTTATGGATTCAAAACTTTTGATTGTGTTTGGGACGAAAGCTATGATACCATAACTGACCCATTGCAACGACTGAACAGCATTGTACAACTCATGAAAGAGATCGCCAGCTGGTCCGACGCCACCAGACATCAAAAACTGCAAGAGGCCAATGCCATCGCTGACTATAACAAAAAACATTTTTTCAGCAGTGAATTTTTTGATCATGTTGGCCGTGAACTGGCAACTAATCTTGGGCAGGCCTTGAAAGAACTGATTGAAACCAATACCAGTGGTAATTATCTGTCACAGAGAAAAGAGATCTGCCAACATCAAGAACTCAAATCTATATTGACCGGAAAAACAAAATATCCCGATCACGAATCATTGCAATCGCCAATGAAAGAAACCATGTTTGAATCTCGGCAGATCATGAAAGTTTTGCAGTCAGCCCGGCAGTATTATATGCGCAGTTTATTCAAACACAATTAATCGGTTCAACAACTAAATACCCATATAACAAAAAAGACTCTCAACAAGGAGCTAAAAGTGGGTGAATTTTTCAAGCTAGTTGCAGAACTAGGATTTCCAATAGCCTCTGCCATCGCAGCCGGATACTTCGTATTTCTAACATTAAAGTTTATTCTTGCTGGTGTAACATCTAGCGTAAAAGGCATGGCCGGCATCATTGGCGCCTTAGACAAGCGTGTGGCCGCCATGAATCACGATGTCATGCGCATAGACACCAAAGTTAGCCATGCGCTGGGTCTACAACCCGATCTGGATCGCATAGCTCGAGCTGAACAAAGCGCCGCCAGGAGAGATTGATGAATACTCAAGAGCGTTGGAATTATATTAACAACAATGAAGAAATTATTCGTCAGTACATGGCCCAGCACGACGAAGAAGTGCGGACTAGACAGTTGTTGAAGTTCTTGGACAAACAACCACCCCGTCCAGAGGCACCTGATGCTATACGTTGATTACACCTGGGATCTGGAACCCAACAGGATTTTATTGGACGCTGAACTAGACATAGACAAGTTAGGGTGGCGCGGCGGCGACTATTTCCAAGTTAAAAACATCAATGGTCGTGCCATGTTGGTCAAGGTTGACCCTTTGATAAAATTTCTAAATGACGGAGCAAAAAATGAATAAATGGAAACCAGGCGACATGCCTAAGAGCATAGATGAATATGGGTATAATCATCCAATCTGGACTGACATAGATTTAGCCAAGTTTGCCTTGATAGCATTTGTGGTAGGTGTGATTGTGGGCATGGTATCATAACATGGACATCGTGACCTTGATCAACAAATACGGATTCCCCATAGTGGCCGCTGGCGGCATGGGCTATCTCATTTTCTACGTATGGAAATGGGCCACTACAGAAATCAAACCTGTGCTGTCGGAAGCCAATACCACACTGATCGCCTTGATAGATAGAATAAGGATGTTGGATAATGATCTGATCCGACTCAATCAAAAAGTCAATGTGACCCTGCACCTGCGTGGTCGTAGTATCGAGCAAGAACGCATAGCTCAAGACGAAATAATTAATGCTCCACAAGACAAGAAATAAGTAGGTGTGTGAAAGCCTTACTTGCTCTAGTCCTAGCACTCAACCTTTCTCTCACTCAAGCTCAAACCTATGTACAGGTCAATGGAGTCAGTCTCCATGACCGGTCTGGATACAATGGTTGGAACTGGGGTGCTGGACTAGAGCAAGGCATCACTGATCGTTGGAGCATGGCCGGTGGTTGGTATTACAATTCAGAATATCGTGGTAGCACTTATGCCTATGGTCGCTATGCCTTTTATAAACGGGATAGTTGGGACATTGGAGTTGCTGTAGGTGCGGTAACTGGATACAATCGTGCCACTGTGGTTCCCATGGCCTTTCCCGAAGCCTGCTATGGTTGGGTATGCGGACTATTTGCACCGCGTGTGGAATCAACCGGGGCCAATGTGATTGGTCTACGTCTTAGAATTCCTGTCAACTAGGTTTACAGATATTAGAACTCTTGATTCCATTCAATGAGAACTGACTGATCCATCGGTCTACATCACTGTGTATGCTGGGAATATGGTGTGGCAAGTACCAAAGATTTAAAAAAGTCCAAGCAGCACAATCCCAATACCAGTCAACATAACTATTTAGATGTAGCCTTATAGGTTCCCATCCAATCACTTGGCTTACCTGCTGAAAGTCTTTCATCCATGGCCCCATAGTACGTCTCCAATGTTGGGCAGGCTTTGATACATCCTGGAATCAAGGCCTGTGCTTGTTTCCATTTGCCAGCGTAATACAACGTGATAAAATCTTTGTGCAACTGTGTTTCTTCTGCCAGTGTATATATGCGGACGCCTTCGTTCTTGCCTTTGACAGCTATGCAGTCTAGTTCCGCAACTGGGTAGGAATCTCTGACAAGCTCACTAGTACGCGGTCCCAATATGATGCGAACGCCATAAGGTTTTGACTGGCCTTCGAGTCGGCTTGCCAGATTAACGCTGTCACCAAGGCAAGTGTAATCAAAACGCTGATCGCTGCCCATATTACCAACGACCACGGTACCAGTATTGATGCCAAGGCCCATGCCAAAAGGCGGAATGCCTTCTGCACTAATTTCACGATTGAATTCATCCAAACTCTCCATCATTTGTAAGGCAGTACGCACAGCGTTACAAGCATGATCAGCGTCATCCAAGGGTGCGTTCCAGAATGCCATCTGTGCATCGCCAATGTACTTGTCGAGCGTTCCAGCATTTTCTATGATCTTGGCTGTCATGGCTGTCATGTAACGATTCATTATCCGAGTAAGACCTTGAACGTCAGCACCATAGTGTTCACTGATAGTGGTAAATCCACGTACATCGGTAAACATGATTGACAACTCTCTTGATTCACCACCCAAGGTCAGCAGTTCTGGATTTTTCTGTAGTTTCTCAACCATGGCTGGACTCAGATAGGTTCCAAATTGCTTTTTAATTTGTTGTTTCTGTAAGAATTCACTTACAAACTTAACACCGTAAGCATGAAGGAGAACAAG